GCTGGTTCTCGCCAGGAATCGAGGACACCGACGTGAAGTCAGTCAGCGTCGCTGGCTGAGCCGCCTCTGAGAACGGAGACGCAACCAGTTCGGCAATCTCGGGAATCTGCACCCCGACGACACCGATGATCTGATCGCCAACCTCCAGACCCGTCGCGGTCAGAACCGCGTCGGCCGCGCTGTCGCCCGATACCACAATCTGCTTGAACGCCCTGACGAATCGGAGAAGGTCCACGTTGCCCATGGCTCCCCCAGCGAGCCCCATTCCCGTCAGACCGATTCCGGTACCCTTGCCGACCCGCTCACCGAGCGTAGGCTGCTGTCCTGGCATGTCTCTCTCCTATACCGCAAATGCCGCCGGTGGCGGATGGAACTGCGAAAGCAACCGATCAGCTTCCAAGCTGCCAGTTGAATTGTCACTCATACTGCGAATGCCCGTAGATTCAAGCCGATAGGCATAGGCGTCGGTCTGTTCCGATAGCATCCTACCCTGCACACTGGACTGTTGGGCATTCGATGTTGCTATGCCGTAGCGTAGCATGGCCACGATATAGACCGTAGCCATTTCGACATCCTCTGGCACTTGTCCGTAGGTGATAACATTGGAACCGGCGGGAAGGGTCGCGCCGGGAACCATCTCGATGGAATCAACCGTTACGGATGCCGGGCTATCCACGACAGAGGAAACAATGGCCCGCGTGCCGAATGTTGACGGCGCGTCACCGTTGCGCAGAATCAAGATATCCCGAGCGCGGATATTCGCAACGCTGGTCAGTTCAATTGTGGTATCACCGGCTGATACTTCTGCCGCGGTTGTGGTCGTTACTTTCCGGCTAGTTGGGTCATCGGACCACGGCCGGTTTTCTATCCACCCGAATGTCCCGTCCACAACGATATGACCGCGGCCGGCGGGGAACATCGCTCGCCTGTCGCCGTACTCAAGGCGCGCGATCTTGTCTTCTACCGACGTTCCCCAGCGCGGCTCAGACAAATAGATGAGGCGGTCATCTATGCGGTATCGCGAGGCCGTGTAGGTCGTCAGAGCACCAGAGAAGTCCGCGAGTTTGAGGCTGCGGACTTCGATTATGGGTATGAGCGAAGGATGCCACGCAATGGAGGAGTCCGGACTAACCGAAATTCTCTCCGTGCCCTCGATCGGAACAAACCACTGAGACGTGACGCGGTTCACAATCTTGCCCGCGAGTTTGATTCGCTCGATCGCCCTGGCGTCGGACAGTTGGGCCGTAGTGAGGCCCTCTTCGCGCAACCGAGCTATCGTCGTGTACGCGAATGAGAACCTCCTCTGCGGGCTTTCATAGACCGATTGCGTCACGGCTTGTTACGGGCCGAACGACGGCCGGGCTTGCGGCCGGGCTTGCGGCCGGGCGTCGCCGCGGGAACACCTGTACTAGTAACCGTAGCATTGCCACGAGCCTTGCGACTAACCGGAGGGCGCGGCTGGCGATCCCCGACCGGCTCGGTAATCAGTTCCCGATTGGCAGTTCCGGAAACTACCGCACGTCCCGCCGGCACGTCGAATATCTCGGCCCGAACGTCGTCTGGCAAGTCAGTTCCACGTCCCCCACCAATTCGGTTGTATGACAGCGGCTTGGTCCTCTTCGCCGTTGGATTGGCGCCCTTCGCCAACAGTTCCCGTCCGCTGCTGTCTGTTTCGGTGAACAGACTCGTTGCCGCCAGGGTAGTCGCGACATGCTCAAGATCGACGGGATAGATCGTTTCCTTCCGGAACGACACCCGCCCGACGCCACGGAATTCAGTTTTGTACGTGTGCGCCCGAGTCAACACAAAGTATCGAGTCATCGTCTTCCCTCCTCTGGGGATTGCGGTGGGGGCCCCAATCACTCAGGGCCCCCACTACGAATCAAGGTCACTTCTTGCGGATGTTGATCGCCTTGACGATCGCCTGCAAGTTTTCGATTTCGCACGCGACCTGATTGAACACGGTCGTCTCGATGCGGTCCGCGTCACGGTTGAACTCCGTGTAGATGCGGGTTCCATCGAGTACCGCCCAGATGAGGTTCTGGGGGTTCAAAAGCCAGATGAAGCTGGCGTCTGCCGTCTCTCCGGAGCCGGCCGCGAGGCCCGTATCGGTCACGGTCTCGAAGCCAAGGAGCGAGGTAACGCTGTCCGGCGAGTCCGGGTCAGACAGCGTGATGCTCGAACTCGTCCCCGTGGTTGGGGAAACGAGGTACATGCGCCCGTCGGACGTGACGCGAGCCACGCTGGCGTAGCCGGCCCCGTGCGCGGTCACTAGGGCATCGTTGATCGCCTTCGCGACTTCAACGCCGTTCAGGGTTGTCTGGCCGTCGTCGTTGGCGATGAACGTGACCGTCACGTCCGGCGAGAACCCGTCAACGTCGATGGTCATGCGGTCCAGGTTGTCGGCCGCGCTGAACTCGAACGGCTCGTACTCCTTGCCCATCAAGTACGCCGATGAGGCAACGGACAGACCTGTGGCGGTCTTGTTGTCCGGGATCGTCGGGGTTTCGATCATAGGAATGCCGTATGGCGCGATTCCAACCCCACGCATGGCGTCGTCGCCGAGACCCGTGGCCCGATCGGCCAGCGTGTCGAGCCAGTCCACAGCCAAGTCGGATCCGACGAACCAACGAAGTCCGGCGTCTCCCTTAAACTCCTTCGGAATCTGCCGGCGCATAGCCGAGAAGACTGCCTTGGAGAGGTTTCCGCCGTCCACGTCGAGGATATGCCCCGAGTCCGACTTGACGTCCCACCCGTCCTGAACCTTCAGTAGAAGGTCGTGCGGCGTGGTTCCGGTCAGGGCCGTGTCCCCCTGCACCCCAAGCATCTCGAAGTCGGTCGCCATCCGCTGGGCGAACTTCTCGAAGATCGTGGCCTCGAACTGGTCCTGCTCGATATTGCTCTGGAGCAGTTCAGTAGTCATCGACCAGTCCGAGCGGACCTTGGTGGCGTGGAGAGTGATCTTGTTGAACTTCGGAGCTTGGCTGTAAACCGCTCCGGTGTTCTCAGACGCCCCCGTCGTCACCGGCTCTCCGATATGGAGCTTGTCGATGTCAACGTCCGGTCGGCCCATACGGACAAATCGGACTAGAGGTAGAAGGTTGCCGTACCGACGCACCAGAGCGATGAAGCGGGTCTGCTGCTCAGGAGTCAGCTTTCCGCCGTTCGTGGTCGTCACGTTGGAAGATGTGATCGTCTTTTCGACGATTTGCTGGTTCTTGGACACTTTAGTATCCCTTTTGGTTGAGACCCCGAACGTCACCGCCTTACGCGGCGTCCGGATCGGATCGATTGTCACCCATGTCGGCCAGGGCTGTGAGAGCCGCCTGCCTGAACAGCCCGGCGAACAATCCATTGTCCGTCCGGCTCTTTTGAACTGGTACGCCTACGTCCTCCGGCTTTCCGCCGGTTCCGTTCTCGATGGCCTCGATTTCGGTGATCCGAACGCCGAGGCCCTTGAGTTCCTTCCCGATCTCCTCGTAGTGGAGGTCCGCCTTCTGTACAGTCTGCCGCAGGCCCTCCAGGAGGGCCCCCGCAAACTTCTCGACCCGAGAGGCGATCCGCTCCTCAGAGCCCTTAGAGACGGCCGAGAAGGCCGTTTCCGCCGCGGACAGGAAGTCTTCCGCAGTCTCGTTCGTCGAGACCGACCGGAGCAGCGCCGCGGCCGCCGAACGGACATCCTCACGGCGGTCCTCAGGGATCTCGGTCTGGGCAAAAGCTGCCAGCACCCCGAGGGCATCATCCAGAGTCGGGGCCGTAACCACCTTCTCGGGAGTTTCCACTGAGACCACCTTTTCGGCCGTTTCGGCCTTCTCGGAGTCCTTTTCGGCGACCTCGGGGCCGACTTCGGTTGTCTCCGTCTCCGTTGGAGCCTCCTTGCTCACGTTGCCCACGTTCAAATGGCGGGCGAGGTTTGCAAAGAAATCCCCGTTTTCATGGACCTTGGTATCTGCTGGCATTTCGGCCTCCTTCGAGCCCGCCACGGGCACGATTTTCTTGGCGGTTGGTACCCCAAGGAGAGAGTCCTTGGATACAGAGAACGGAGTCTCGTCCTCGCCGGTCTCTTGCTGGGAACCCATTTCCATCTCCTCATCCGGCTCGACCTTGCCGGGGTGATCGGACGTATAGTCGTCGCGCAACCTGACCGATAGGACCGATCCGTTTCGGATCGTATGCGCGTGCGGAGGAAAGCCGCTTACGTCAGTAATGCCATTCAGGCTCTCGTCCACACGACAGAAGTGAGAGTGCCCGTCAATCGGGTCGGCAGAAGTCCGCGCGAACCCGTGCTTGGCCTTTTCAACCCGCCCTGTTTCGGCGGAGTCCGCAGTTGCAAACGTTTGCAGCATTTCTTTCGCTACCCCGGAGGGTGCCCCGATTGTGTGTTTGTGTCCCGCCCCGTCGGACGTGGTTCCTAGAAGCAGGTCGTCGTGGGAGATTGAGTGAGAATGCCCACCTACTTCTGACGACATGCCGTGAACTAGCCTGCCCTCAAGGTCATAGACTAGAAGGAATGAGTGCTTGTGGTCGCTTGTGCCAAGAGGGCCTTTGACGACTCCCGTAGAGCCAGAGAATCGCACGAGGCTCTTGTCCAGCGCCTCGGGGGATGGGTAAAGGCCCATAGCCGCCATGGGCGCGGGATCAAACTCGTGCCGGTGGCCGTTTACTTCTGACGTGACGCCCTTCTCTGGCGAGAGGGTGTCGATTTCATGCGTGTGGCCGTCAGAAGCCACGCATCGGAACACCGGCCGCGCTACGGACACCCCGATGCCAGGAATTTCGTCTGAGGGCAGCGCCACCGTGATGAGGTGCCGGTGACCCTCAGACTCGGCCGTCGGGATTTCAGCGTAGCGCGGTCCCGGTCCGTCAGCGTCTCCCTCCAAGGATTTCATCAGCGCCGTGTGAAATCTGCTGCCCGCCACGGCTGCGCGGCTTTTGCGCGTCATGGCGATGTGATCGAGTACGATATCGTTGAATACCCGAACGACCCCCTTCCCGCCGGGGTGTGGTTCGTACGAGACTGCGTCAGGATTCGACAGGTTGATGTCCCCACCGATCGACATCTGCTTGGACGGATTACCCGATCGCACCTCTTCGAAAAGAGACGCGGCCTGGGGGTAGTTATCGTCGAGTTCGATCATGACCTCAAGCTCATTGACCGCGCCGCTCGCCTTGATGGCAGCGTCGAACGTACGCCCTATCGCGAAGGTCGTCTTGTGAGACTCCAGGATATCGACGCTCTTCTTGCACTGTGCGGCCATGCGCTGGAGACCGGCCAACGACATCCGCTCGTTATCGAGGTCAACTTGGTCGTCACTAGCGACGCCAACGACGCAGCGCTTTCCTCCGCGGTCCTTATCGATGAAGGCTCGCGTGAGTGTCAGTTGAAACTCAACACCTTGCATGCGGCTTTCCGTTGCGACTCCCTCGAAAAAGCGGAGTCGGATGGCTCAATATCCCCAGACGGACGCTCGTGTGGTCCGTCGCCTGTCCTTGTCGGGCCGTCTACCCGACTGACTTCGTTGCGTCTCTTTAAGATCCCTCCGGATCTCTTCCGCCAATCTAGTCAGTTCGCTTTGCGATGACAACTGGTTTTTGGCCTTCACAACCGGAATTTCGTCGCCGTCGCCCTCTGCGGGCGGTGGGAGCAAAAGTTCCTTCCCGTTGAATCCTACTACACCAGCCTGGAACTCCGCAAGCACGATTGGCAAAGGTTTGTCACCAAATCCCATTTCTTCTGGGTAGGGGTCCTTTCCAAGCTCTCGCCTTAGGTCGTTCGGAGTCAGGGCCCCGGAGGCGGCATACAGGGTATTCATGCCGGCCTTCTCAACTGGGTCGGCGATTTGCGGTCGCCTAAACTGGAGTTTCGCAACCTCCATTTTTCCGCCGTCCCACCCCGGGTCAAGCACCACCGTATGGTTTAGCAGGAATTCCTTGTCCCGTCGGTCGGGCTCAAGATGCTGTTCTTCGGTAAGTGCCTTGGAAACCTCCGCAGAACTCCGGTTGACCAAGTCTACCCGGAAATACGCCTCCGATAGCCCGAATGCCTCGCGCACCTCCTCGTCGTTACTCGCCCGGTAGGACATGAACGACGCATCCTCGGTTACCCCCACTGTCAGGGGCTGGAAGTGCATAGACGCCGTGGTCTCTTCCCCGATTCCTGACCGCTTGGGCTCAAGCTGGAGGACCAGAAGACGCCCGGCGTTTTCCACCCCCTTAGCACCGGTGGAGATAAAGTCCTTGATCCTCTGGACCGATTCTGGATCCAGGCGACCGCCGGAGACGAACACAATACCTCTAGGGACGGCATCGTTGTCGAAAAAGTTGACGTTGCGCTCGGCTGATAGTCTGTTTCCGGCTATCGCGGGGGCCGTAGAAACATAGCGGGGAGCCCCGTAGTGCATGCTCTTTGAGGTCGGAATAGTGAAGTGGATGATCTCGGACGCGCGGTGTCGGAAACCGAGTCGCTCCGTGGCCTTGATACCCTCATCGGCGTGGATGATTCGGGGGTCTCCGAACTCTTTGAAGAACCGCTTTCTTGCGCCTCCCCCGCGCATGACACTGTCAAATGACGACGAAACGGACGATGCCACAAGTTCTGGGAGCTGGACATACCCCATTCCGCCGCGTCTGACGCGCATTGTGTGGGCGGGAATATGATAGAGGCCGACGATTCGGCCTCGGATGTTCCGGACGATCTCAAGGTACCCGTTTCCTGTTGCCTCTTCGTCCCACTTTACCCTATACATGACTCGCGTAAACGGCGCGCGCCTGTTGGGGAATTGGAAGACGCTCTGTAGTTGCGTGCGCTCCATGTCGAATTTGGCCTTGATACCGAGGCGGTCAATCTCCTCGTTTTCGACTAGATTTCCCTCCGGGTCTTGAGCCACGATTCGCCACCCAAGTCCCACGGTATTGCGCGCCCAGATGTCTATAGCACTCGCCAACCGCGTGTTCTGCTCGGGAACTTGGCACCATAGCGAGGGGTTGAACGGGGGCTCTATCACGTCAAGAGCCCCAAAGGGGCCTTCCCGCGTATCGTCGCGAATTTGCTTGGATTCCGCGGGGGCCTCTGTGACTTTGCCGGTCAGCAGAAGGGCCTTTAGAATCGGCATGTCGCGGTAGGTGCGCTCAACACCGCCACCGATCTCGATGGCCTCGATCCCCGCGTTAGTCAACTGGTTATGGATTCCGTCGGCCATCAGATAATCAGCACCTCGTCAGTTTGATTCGATTCTTGTCCCGCGACGTTCTCGGCTCCGAACACGTCCTCCGGGAAGGTATCGAGGAAAGGAAAGTGCAGCGCCATGCAGAGCATCGCGTCCGGGCCGTGGTCGTTTTCCTTGACCGGCTTTCCATCCTTCCCGTAACGATACCCCTCCAGTTGCCGGATGAGAACACGAAAATCTTCCGGAATCCTGATTCTCTCGAATTCAAAATACCGTTGGAGATTGCCTATTCCGGTGTCCTTGTACCTCTGGAACTGAACTTCGACAACCTCAAACCCCCGTTGCCGGAGTTCAATGTTGTTATATGGGTGTGACGAGTCCGCATAAACGGGTATCGGATCCCCAGACGGGGAAAACTGAGCATGGAGGGCATCGAGGCGGCGGGCGACTTCTGCCGTCATGGTCCCAACCAACTGCTCGTGGTGAAGTATTCCCAGGAAGCCTCCGACACCGATCGATTCTCGTTCCAGACTTCCCAGAACAATCGCCGTCTCTTGGAGGCCCCAGTCCAGGCCGATCGCTTTGGGACTCGCGTACCTCCAGTCCAGGCAGCGAAATCCGTCGCTATCCACGGGAA